TCATTTAAAGAGGTTTTATATAACATACTAGAAGTTTTAACTGTTACTGGAATACTCTGCTCTGTATTAGGTTGTGTATCTTCAGGCCTAGTGTACCATACATACTCGCTTAATAATAACTGTTCAAAAAACAGGTTTGCTGATTCAGGATAGTACCCACTAGACAAAGTATGGGTTTGCTTAGCCTGAGTATTAAACAATTTTTTTGGAGCGTTAGTTTGTGAGTAGCTAGGTGCAGAGGTTGCTGTTGTATTTCTTAGAGTATTTGACTTAAAGCTTTCGTTTGTTCTATTTATGTTTTTAACTCTTTTTAGAAAAAACCATAAATCCTGTATAACTCCAAATTTATTTATAAACGTAATCATTCTACCATCTCCATATTTTGTGCAGTCTATTCTTTGTATGTTTAATCTTAATGCGCCTGTGGGCTGTATAGCTGTATCAGTAGTACTGTAATTTGCTGATGATATGTTACCGCTTGCATCTATAAATGATATTTTTCCATCTACACCAAAAGGAACGTATATAACATATCTATCATTACCAGCAGCTAAAGGATTAGCCTCAGCTATTAACCATGCCGGTAGCTGTACGTTCTCAAACGGTATAGTTGGATTTATACCCTCTGAAAATAATCCGTAAGCTTCATAACCATTTCCGCCTACTGTACTTACAGCAGGACCTTGCGCAGTACCTTCTGCATTTGGCAAGTCAAAAAACTGTATGCTAGAGCCAAAAACTATAAATTGAGGATTACCTATATAAACTATATCTAAATAATCCCTAAGTAATTCAGCTATCTCAAACTGTACTGTTACATTTTGTGAGGCTTCTTTTATTATTGTATATACGGTAGTTCCACCTACTGTAATAACACATTTAGCAGATGCTGTGTTTGCTCCTGAGCTAGAAGCTGAGGCATATATTGGAGTTCTAAGTGCGTAATTTGTTGGCATAGTTTATTTTTTTTGTCCTAGTATTATGGCATTTTCTATATCTAATTCAAAGGCTGCAAATAAGTCATCGCCTAGCCTCTTTAATCCTTTCTCAAAAGGCTTTGTAAAAAACAGGTTTGCCTTTAAACCTTTATTATATATACTTCGAGCTATCACAAAACTCATGCTTTCGTAGGATAAGAAACGCCCAGTCTTTTTATCACGCCATTGGAATTTCTTGTCTTTAATCCAGCCTGTTTTAGTAGAGGTATTATATAGAGCATTTGTTAAGCCACCTACTGGCCCTGTTCCACTTCCATATCTAAACTTAGATAATGCAGATGCTGTTTCAGGATAAGTAGACGTTTTACCTTTTACCCCTTTATCTACAAAAGGCCCGTAATCTTCCATAAGAAAGTCTAATAGAAAAAAATTAGGCTCATAAGTTGGTTTATATTGAATTGAGTTGTATAATGGACCACCACCTTTATTACCTCCAAACCTATTTACATCTTTTGTAAGGTTGCTTTTAGCTTGTTGAACTACATACTTTCCGTAGTCATCTAATACTTTTTTTAAGTTATCTGAATCCATTAGCAGATGTATATATCGTTATAAATCATTATATCCATAGTAGCAGTCCAGCCTGCTAATTGGTTTTCAAACCTATCATAGAAAGGCTGTAAGCTAGGGCTTCCTTCTAGTTGGTACATCTCAGTATATAAGTTACCCTTTCTAAGTCTCTGTATAAGTTTATTTAGGACCGCTAGCTGTGTGTTAAGTATATCCTGTACATTGTCATTTCCTGTAAATCTATCTACAGTTAGTTCCTTTGATTGGTTTACTATATCACATGCTAATATGCTTATATTAAACCTTAGTACCTGTTCCTCGTCAATAACATTGTTTATGATAATATGGCCTAAAGGAAATATGTCCTGCTTATTTAAGTTGACCTGTGTTATGTCTCCAGTAGTTACTGTCTCAATATCTTTATCCTCTAGTAAAGCTACTTTAATAGTTTCTGTTAATTGATAGAATCCTCTTACGCCTTGGTTGCTCATTTGAATTTCTTTTTTATTTGTTTAGCTTCTAGCTCGGTTTTGTCTTTCATAAAGGATAACATCATAAAACATTCATGTACTCCTAGTTTGGTAATATCTTCAAATCGTCTAATATCTCCTTTAGCGAGTCCGTAAATTGACTGATACCAGCCCCATTTTTTTGAGAACTGAGAAAATGAGTCAAGGTTTTTGTCTCCGCCACCTCCAAATAACTCGTCATATTTTTCGATAAGTCCAGTCCTAAATTCCACAAAAAAAAAATTGAGCTCATAACAGCATCCATCGGCATATCGATTATCTGCTGGTCTGTTTCCACTCTGTATTCCTCAATACTATAACGGTCCTTTACATTAACCAGTATAGGTCTATATAGTACATTCATAGCCTTTTCCATATTTTCCCAGTCTCCGATAAAAGTATCTAGGTCAATGTATTCGCCTAGAGTTATCTCATCGAGCTGAGGCTGGAATCCGTATTCAATTCCATTTAATTTAAAGCGTTTAACTAGCTCCGGCTTCTTGTCAAATAGAGCTGTTATTATTTCTACTATCTCTTCAGAATCTCTTAGCTGGAGATGCATCACATCTTTTAAATCTACACCACAAAATATCTCTATCATTTTGGCATTTAAAAATCTGTCATCCTTAACCTTTTCCTGTATTTTCATGTATCGCTTATACTGCTGTAGCGTAATGTCGTTTAAAGAACTTGGTATTTTGATTTTTACTTTCATATATATATAACGTATTTAATTGGGTTTTTTATAGTGTACTGTATTATAAAAAAAAAAGCAGCTATTTCTAGCCACCTTTTTAATTTGGTATTCACACCTTTACATCATATCTGCCTCAAAGCAGTTATTACTGCAATATCCTTTTTTGTCTATTGGCTTTTCGCAATGGTCGCAACTAAACTCCGGGTCATTCCATCCTCTAAAGTCGTGCTCAGATTTTACTAGCCAGTCATCATAATTCATAACTTAAATATTAAAGATTACACTTAATAAAATTCTACCAACAAAATAGCTAGGTATTATTATTAGCATTATGCCTTCTAGTTTTTTAAACTGCTTTCCTAGCTTTGCAGCTCTACTTACTTTTTTCATTTGTTGTATTTTTTATATAAGTCTCTTAAATAGTTGTATTGCTCTGTTTCGTTATTATAGCAAACTAGATAATGCTTTTTAGTTATTTTCTCTATTACCGGAAATAGTAAACCGCCTACAGCTGCATCTATCCTTTTTAAAGCTCTTACGTTTAATGCTGCATAAGGATTGAATTTAATACTGTTATTATAACTAAGCAGATGTAAGGCCTCAAATATTCTCTGTGCTCTTTTAACGTCTATCTTATAGGTATTATTTCTAAGTGCTATTTTTATGTTAGTACAGCTAGCATTCTCATGCAGTAAAGCTATAGCGTTAATCTTACTCATCTTTTTATTAGTATCTAAATTCCATTGATTAGCTATTCTTAAAGCCTTACTACAGTCTTTATTTCCTTTAAGTGCATTCTTATTACAGAAATCTAAAGCGGTCCATTTCTTACTGATTTGTAGTTGGTCTATATTCTCTTCGCTTGTATCTTGAGATATAATATATGCGATTGGTATATTAAGCTCTTTAGCAGCTTGTAGTCTGTGCTGGCCATCTATAATAGATATATTCTTATTTACTAAAATAGGCATTTGTAAACCAATATCTTTAATTGATTCTTTAATCCTTTGCAGGTTTTTGCTGTCTAAATCTCTATTGCCTATTACTTTGTTAAAGATTGAGTAACTACTTGTTGTTCTAATTTCCATGTTTTTAGTTTTAATTAATATAAGTGATTTTGTATTGTTTGGTCTATGTCCCACCCTTTCTCACACGTACCTAAGATGTTGTCAAAGTGTTTAAGGTTTTTGATTTGCTCATCAGAAAAGTTTGAGTATATTTTCTTTATTACTGATGGCTCTTGAATACCTACTCTAAAGTTTAGGTTTTTGATTTTTGAGATAATTGTTTGTTCTAAGTTTTGCATTGTTCTAGTTTTAGTTATTAATTATACTCAAAGATAATACTTATTTAGTTATAAACAAAACATTTAATAACTTTTATTTAGCTTATTGTATATTTTCCAAAATTAGGTCTACTTAATATAGAGTAGGTAGCATAACGACATGGGTCGATAATATGGTTGTGCTTATCCTCCGGTATGTTAACCAGCATTCCTGTTTTATCCTCACGCCATTTATAGTTCCTAAATTCCTGTATTGCATTATGTGAGCTGGATAGTATATGTATTTTATATCTCTTCAGTAAATCAATACCTGCATTAATAGAGTCTTTACCTTTAACACTTGGGAATATATTATGGCCCATTCTACGCAGCTCTGCTATAAGCCTAGGTTCTGCACTATCTGCATATATAGGATTACTAGATAGTCTCTCTTCTTTTAAGAATATGTCTATGTCGCTTGTAGTCATTTGAGTTCGGTAGAGATGCTCTTTGATATATAGGTTATGGTCCTGAGTGTAAACAGATACCAATGTGCTAGGGTCATTCGAGTACCCAAAATCCATTCCGTATGCGATGAGGTTTGCATGTATTGGAATTTCTGTTATTTCATTATATTTAAATATAGTGCTCCTGCTAGCTGTCCTTTCGCCTAGGCCATATACCTGCCAGTATTGCTCGTCAGTTTCTTTTAGCCTTTCAATTTCTGCTATAATAGAATCCTCTACAAATGGATTATCTAAATAGGTAGTTTTAAAAAAAGCACAGTCAGGCCTTGTAATGACTTTATCATATATCCAATGATACTCGTCAGATGGATTAAAGTCTAGTATTATCTTATCCTGTGTTCTAAATAATAGCTGCTGCCAGTCCTCGAAATACAGCTCATTGGCTTCATTGATAAAAAGTAAATCTCTTTTACGACCTCTAATCTTTTGTGGCTGGTCTAATGATATAAACTCTACTAGGTTTCCAAATAAGCTATATTCAGAGTTTGACCTATTATGGAAATTCTCACTATAGATACCATGCTCTTTTAAAATAGTCATGAAATCTCTAAGTACTGTAGCACGTAAACTAGGGAATGTCTTACGACAAATGGTTACTATCTTGTTATTGTTTTTAGTACAATACTCAAAAATAATCCACAGTATTATATTATAGGTTTTACCGGACCTCGTTCCGCCCTGTTCTACTACAATCTTTTTATCGTTCTTTACTAGATGCTTATAGACTATATTAGTCTTTATCTTTAGTTGAGTCAATTATCTCTATTTGAAAATTAGTAGGCATACCCTCTGCTCCTGTTATTTCTTG